CAGAAGGTGATAGCTCCACCATTTATTCGCACAATGACTTTAATTCCCACAGGGATGGATCACCCAACAGCTGATTTGTTAATGATGTATGAGAGATTAGATGCGTACCGTTTTTCCTACTTCTTTTCGCGAAAGGGAGAGAAGGAGGTTTTTTGGGATACGAAGACTAGGAAGTATGGAATACGCCGTAGAGGCATCCATATATTGAAGCCAGTTTTGAAAATGGTGTTCAACAAAGAACCAATTCGTAAACCGGAAGGACCAGTCCTAAGTCTTAGAGCTTTAGCGTACCAGGCGTTCTCATACATGCATCGTACTTTCTTTCAAACGGAGCATGGACCAATGCTCGCGTATTCCGGTTATAATGTTCATTTGAAAAAGCCCGGAATGATTAAAGCCTTCGATCAGCCTTCTCATGCTATGAGTGATAAATTGAGGAACCACATGCATGTGATTCCTGCGGCTCTCAATCGGGTTGTAGACCTGTTGGGAACGCGAAGGTGGTTCAAGAAGATAAGATGGCGTGTCAATGAGGCTTTGTTGTATGATGCAGCGATAACATCCGGCGGTGAGAGATCTGATCAGCCGCGTGTGATAATGAGAGAGAAAGAGAAAATAAGGATAACTGCAGTAGGTACTAAAGCGGTTAATGCTCGGTATACGGAGAGGTCTGCAAAGGCCTTTTTGGAGTCATGTCGGAAAGGGGAGCCAATTAAGATTGACTGTTGCTATAAGGTAGTTTTTAAACACGAGATGCACTACGCTAGTGGTGCACCAGGGTCGCAGGCAGCAGTTCAGTTAAAATGTCGAGAGTTCTTTATTCCACATGCTACGGTAATAGTGATTGAGAGGGTTATGTGTTTGTTCCGTCACTATATAAATCGAGGAGATGTGATACGAGTTGGAATGCCCTGGTTTTTTGGAGGGGCATATAAGTTGTACATCTATTTAAACAATTGTCCAGGGATGACATTTGATGAAGGTGACTTTGCTAAAATTGATAAGACAATTAAGGCGATATTATTAGCACTTCATGTAGGTTCCGGATATATGTATTTAGATTTGGATAGTATGACTATGGATGATGCTCGTATTTACCGTATAGCATTAAAAATTTTAGCTAAGATTCGTATAGTTAAAGTTACGCGATTGGAAGGCAATCAGTGGGTGGTGATGACAGGAGTAATGCCTTCCGGGAGCTTTGAAACCAGTGACGGGGATTCATGGATAGTTGTTCTTCTTGTGTGTTGTTGGGTGGAGCACTTGAGGGAAACTAATCCGGTGGCGTGTCAACTAGTTGATCGGTACTTTTTTGATGAATATCGACTAGTTTGTTATGGAGATGATCACGTCATGGGTTTTGGAGTCCATCTGCGGGCAATAATGAGTGAATATGGTTTCGCTCAGTACGTATTAGAGTTCTGGGATATGGAGATTAAGGACGCAAAGGTCGGTCAGCCTCTCCTTACTCGCGTTGAAAATGATGCGGTAGTGGAGTCGGGAATAACGTTTTTGAAGCGCCGACTTATAGCGAAGCCGTTCCATATGCCCGAGAATTGTGCCCCAGTGGTTGCATGGAAACCAGCTTGGTACCACTTTGTTAGAATTCCTTATTCAGCCGAAGGTCGAATTTCATGGTCGAGAGTGGTGTGTTCGATAATAGGCCATGCGTGGGATTGTCAAGGTACAAATCTACAC